TTGACTTGTTTCTTTTCGTTGTATTTTTCAGTGCTTTTATGTAATTTATAAGGAATGACATCCTCAGCCATACCATGACGTTTTACGTTCTGTGCGTGGTCTAGTACGATAGCATAAGGTTTCTTATCAGCAATTCGCATGACACGACCATAGCGTTGTACATAATTGATTAATGACTTAGTAGGGAAACAATCAATCAGACACGCTACAGTCGGTTCGTCATAACCAGTGTTGAGTAATCTTGAACAGGATAAGATTTTAAATACTCCTTGGTTATGTTGCTCAAATAACTTTCTCCTTGTTTCAATATCCGTATAGCCATCTATGTGTTCTGCTTTGACTCCCGCTTCACGGAATTGTTGTACTAAATACTTACTATGCTTGATACTGGCACAAAAAGCAATAGTTTGTTTATCTTCTCCAAACTCTAACCAATTAGCTACGATATGACCTGTTAGTATCTTGTTATCTTCGTAGAGCTTACCCAGTTCATCTGGGTGATAGTCAGAGCCACCCGTTGTTAAGGATTTGTTTTTAATTCCTGTTGTGTCAACCGATTGACCTACAAAGTATCTTACAGGTGCTAAAAACTTTTTCTCAAGCAGTTCTCTTGGTTTGATAGGAACGATTAGCTTTTGAAAGTAATCTGATAAGCCTTTACTAAACGGTGTAGCTGATAAACCTATGACTCTGGCTTGCTTTTGAGTTTCAAGCCATTTAAGCAATCCTTTATACTGGATATGACATTCATCAATAATAATCATGTCAAAGTTAGACATGATGCTTTGTGTTCTGTTTTTTAATGTTTGAACGGAAGCCACTTGTATCGGGTTTCTAAAGTCTTCCATTGGATGATTGGCTTGTAGTACACCAAACTTAATTCCTTGATTCTTAAACGTCTTGATGGTTTGGTCAACCAGTTTAATCCTATCGCAAACAAAGATAGCACTTTTACGTTTATCTTGGTATTTCTTCATGTAATGAGAAGCGATAACCGTCTTACCAAAGCTACATGGCGCACCCAATACGATACGCTTTACCCCATGACCGAAATAATCGTTAATCTTTTCTATAGCTTTCTTTTGATGTTCTCTTAGTTCCATTTTTAATATCAAATATTTCTACGTTTAAATAATAGCAAATCAGTTTTATCGGAATACATCTTCCATAAGCATCATTATGTTGCTCGTATTTCGATTGTGGTTTTTCAGGATAATGCTCAATGACTTTCTGACCTTTCCATTGGAAGTTTAAAAACATCCGCAGTTCGTCAAATTTCATTAAGTATAGTACGTTCTCCTCTAAGAAGTGATAACCCAAATAATCTGATTCTAATTTATAGAACCAACCCTTGATTCCTTTGGATTGATTACTCCATGTCTCAATATAAAAGTTTTTGTATTTATTTGCAAGTTCTGATTTAAGTTCTAGGTATTTAATTTTGCCTTCATCCCAGACTTTAAAATCACCCAGTGTTCTTTGTTGCTCAAGTTCTTCTATCGGTTCTAAATATTCAAACCTACCTTCAAGCGTAGGCATCAACATTTTGATGCTTCGTTCTTCTATCTTTCTTCCGTAATCAAAACTGTTCATTGTTCTCCCGTTTATTACAGACACAGTTACACTCTTTCCCGCAATATATAACCTTTAACAACTGATAACTAGATTATATATTGATAGCAAACGCTAAAGTCCGAAGACTTGGTACTTGAATCGACACACGCCGTTAAGCATATGAAGTCCCGCCATCTCAGTTAGCTCGACTTCGTTGACCTTTCGGTATTGCGGTACTCGTTGTCAGTGTGGGACAGAGCGAGATTTGTGAAGCCTTGCAGTTGGGTTCTTATTTGATTATTGAGGTAAGCGTACATCTACAACCCTCATTTAACTAATCTTAACTTAGGTTTTTTATCCGTGTCAATATCTTGTGTAAAGTTTTTTATCATAAATATTGGATTTGATTCTCCAATGTGCATATCAACAAGATTAAAGGATACAAAATCTTCAGCATCTTCAACGCTCATCTCTGATTGTTTCATGACAATCTCAACGCACAAGTCATAATCGTATATAAGACAAGGTTCTCGATTGGGCTGAGCTAAAGAGATGCCGATAATTGCATCATCAAAACCATTGTACTTTAATAAATCCATTTTGTGTGTACACCTCGTATTTTTTTGCTATAATAAATTTACATTGTTAATTTTGTATTAAGAGCTAGGTGTCTTCCCCCGACTTTGCAGTGTGTTCTCCCCAACCCTAAGTTTCACTGACTAGCTCAATTAACTTCTTCAAGTACCATTCAGCCTTCAACAAATCTTCATAGGCTTTACCTTTGTTCTCGTAACGCCAAATGTATTTCATTGAATTGCCTTTCAAGTAGCCTTTAAATTGCTCAGGTGTCATGCTTGCTTTAATCGCATCAATGCACTCAATATCACCTGTCGTGTAATGGTCAGGGTGATTTACATTATCTTTCATTTTTTCCCCCAAATTTGCATAAATTTGTTTCTTTTTTCTATATTTTCGTCTCTGTTTTTCATCCTTTCTTCGTAAGGAACATCTGGTATTCTAAAAAAACAACCAAATCTAACTTCTGGTTCTTCTTCGGTGACCTTATTATTTTTTGTTTCTGTTTTAATATTATTGGGAAACTTTTGTAATTTTATCCCAAAAAATGTTCCACTAGATGTGCTTGTTTCGTCATCGTGAAAGACTTTCATCTATTCTTTTCTCCATGATTCTTGATTTCTTACTAAATATCTTTTTAATTCGTTGTAATTCATCATTGCTGTATTTACGCAATGACAAGTAATTCGATTCTAACCACTTTACTTTATCCTCGCCTATCCTATTAATAAGATTAATACGATACGATATCGCTTCACCGTAACCGTAACGATTGCATCTGACACACTGTAGATGAATGTTCCATAAATGAAATCGGGTAAAGTTATGCCTACGGGATATGTAGTGTCCTGCATCCCACTTCTGGTTTAGGTAAGGCTGTCCACAGGATATGCACCCGTAACCTCTGTAGATGTCTCGCATACGGACATAACGATTAACACAGGCTTGGGCTTCTTTGAGTAATTCTCGATTGGATTTGGGTTTAAGACGCTTTGCTTTCTTGTTCCTTAATTTTTCAAACCTCTTTTTAAAACTAGGTGTTTTTGTTTGTGCCACAGCAAATGTGGTTAAACATTCAAGATTACAAAACGCCTTAATCCCTCTGTGAATCATTTTATCAGATTCACCTTTCTTTTTGCAATAGTTACATTTACGATTCTTCATCTATGCTTGGAAAGGGTACATGAATACCCCATTCTGCAAACTTTGCATTTAATATATCGTAAATTTCACTTACTTGCCCACGCTTTAGCTTTGTTGTGGATTTATTTTCTGTCACAATCTGCATGATAGGCTTGAATAAGAACTCCTTAACGGAATGACTGGTCCAGTAAATATCAAAAGATTCTTTTAAAACCTTTCTCATATCCAGACCAGCCTTATTCAACTCATCAGCAACCATTGTGAACCACAGGTGCATGGCACTGTTTTGTTGTAAGGTTCTTGTTTTCGGTGTACGAAATTGAATCTCAATCCAATCATTTTCACGCTTAAGCATCTTTAACGATTCTATAGCGTTATTTAATTGGTCGTTATTCTCTATACGCCAATACTGACCTTGAAAGGGTTTCTTGCTCTCATTCAGTAGTTTCATGCTGATTCCCCAAATCTAAGAATCGCTTGATGTCCATACCGAACTCGTTAGCAAACTTCTCAACCCATTCTGATTTAATGCTTCCCATAGCTTTCCAACGGTTTAATTGCTGTGGCGTGATGTCAAGTTTCTTGGCTACATCCACATTCTTTCTCCCCGACAGCTTGATGGCTTCTCTTATTGATTTACCAATGTGATATTGCATTTGTTCTCCTTAAAACGGTATTTCATCTTTTAACATCTTGTCTACAACAGCACCAGATGTTTCCTCTTTCTTGATTTTAGGTGTAAAAGTCATACGCCATTTAGGAGCTTTTGCGTTATCAGAATCAACCTTCATAAGATTAGCGTAATATTCAACGTTGTTAATCTTAGCTGTTCCATTGAAATCAGCGTGCCAGTCCTCAACTTTCTTATCGTTGACCCATAGGCTTGCTTTGTTGTTATCGTCGTATTGTTGTTCACTCATTTTTTTACCTCATTGATTTTAGTTGCTAATAATTTTCCAAATAGGATTCCTTTTCTGTATGAACTCCTAAAAGGCTGTTCAGGGTCATAATCTGGGTTATAACTGACATCTCTGTCTTGGTTATAAATCACAGCATCAATCACACCTTTACAAAAGTTTTTGGGACTCATTAATCCCTCATGTTCAAAATCTTCGTATCTGGCTAAGATTTCGTTATCAGTGTCATAGTTTTCCATTATTTTCTCCTAAGTTCATTTTTTGAATTAATTTATTAGCTTGCGTAACAAATTCTCCTAGTTCTCCAATCTTTTCGTAATCTTTTGCTACTGACAAAAGTCTGTGTTGTAAAACATACGTACTTTGGCTGTAAGGTCTAATCGTAGTTCTAGCATTACTGTCTATCCATTCATTAATTTTTTCTGGCTTATAAACGACTTTCCTTCGACCTATATAAGTAAACTCTGGTCCAGTTCCCTTTCGCCTCATGCTTTGCAAAGTGCCTGTGCTCATTCTATATTTCTCTGATACCTCTTTTGGGGTCAGATAAACAGGCTCATTATTTTCTGCTGTTTCCATTATTTTCTCCTTAATTTTTCTGTTAATTCATTAATCGTATTATTGGCTTCATCAAGCAAGTTTTTAAGACAATGCAGAAACACATCATCACGCTCAACGGTAACCATCAGTGCTTCAGATTTCGGGTGATAAGAAATAAACTGAAGTTTCTCAGCGTTACACACATACAACTGCATTTGTGTTTGTGCTTTATACTCAGTCGGCAACTTCGCATCTCGCAATACCTTTATCTGTTTTTTAGGCTGTGGACACTTAACCTCAAGTAAGTGTTTGGTTTCCTTGATAATGCCATCAGGTGAACATCCGATACGGACATCAGGCTCGTCAATCGTAACAAACCCAATCTTCTGTACGGTCACATCATTAGCAAACTCAAAGAACTTCACAGCTTCATCTTCCGTGTCAATCCCATGTTGCATGGCTTCGGTTACAGGTATTTCATTTCGTTCACCCGTAATACGTTCAGCCACCATCTGATTAATCACATCTTGAAAGCTACTTGACCTTTTGCCATCAGCAGTTATCAACTTGCTTGCACCACTCGCTGTAATGCAACCTTGCCTCAGGTCATGCCATTCATCAGACCTTTGGTCAATGTCATGTACTTTAATCTTGTGCATTGAGTTTCTCCTTTTTCTTATTAAGGGCTTGTAAGGCTCTGCTGTAATCACCCTCAGTTAAGGATTCAACGCAATCAACTTTAAATGCAATACAGAATTGGTCAATATCGGACTCGGTTTCCTCTATCAACTCATAAATCTTTGCAACCTTGTCTTCACTTAATTCAGCATTAGTAGAAGTAAAGTCACCGCCGTTGTAGATTTCTAATCCTAAATTGAAATGAACTGCCATGCACTTAACAAAGCATCTCCAATTTGCATCATTGATATCTCTGGTAGTCGGATTGGCTATAGCTTTATTCTTATAATCCATTACAGGTAAAAACATTTCACGCTGTACTGAACTCATGCCTCTGCGCAAATCAATCGTGCAGTAAGTCATGTATGTTGTAGCACCCTCATAAGACGGTTCAACTCTAAAGCTAAAATCACTTTCTGGAAAGTTATCCAATAAACATTTGACAGCAAATGTCCATTTAAGATAATCCAAATTAGCTTTTCTTTGTATGTGTCCTGAGCAATCTATTGCACCGAAACACTCTCTGGCTGTTTGAGCCAATGGCTCGTATTGTTCTTGGGTCATTTTATTCTCCCTTAGTTAATTGAAATTAAATTATACAAAAATGATTATTAATATGCAAATATGTTTTTTTGAAAAAATATAAAGTAGCTTTTGAAAAAATTTCAAGTACAAGGTATTGACAAATGTATTTTTATCATCAATAATGATTATATTATTAATTTTTAGGGTTAATTTATGAGCAACTATGCAACAAAATTTGGTTTTTATGCTCCAGAGTTATTAAAGTCTGGCAAATATCCATTACCTATGTTTCCTTTATTTAAAGGCTTAAGTATGCAAGAAATAGAATACTTAAAGTTATATCAATCACTATCTGAAGAACAAAAGCCAACAAGTAAATTTAAGAGCTTTTATTGGGATTTAATTTCTGAATGTAGCCAATCAAATATACATTATTTTATTAATTATGATGATTTTTTAATGCTAATTGAATTATCCGAAAAAAAATTTAAAGAAATTAAATTAGTAAATATTTTTTATGATGACAATGATAATTTGTGTTTACCTTATGAAAATTTTTCTATTCATATTTCAGGTAAGAGTGATAATCAGAAAACAACAACAATCAATATTAATACAAATTCATATGACCCAAATTCTTTTATGATGACGGGGTATGTTACATTCAAAAACGAATATCATTTATCTTATAGCAATTATAGGCAAATTAATGTAGAAAAAATATATGACGGCGGTATTTTTTTTTCTGACGACAGTGAATTTTTTTCTGACGACAGTGAAATTTTCGAAAAAATAAAAAACATAGACACCAAAGAAAAAATAAAAAAAATTTTGGAAAAAGATATTAATTTGTCTTTATCTTCGGTTGCTTTTTTTTTGCTTATACTGAATACTATTAATTTAATAGATACAAAAACGGTTAAAGGGAATAATCTTCAAAAAACAAAAGAATCTCCTAAAAAAATACACAAAATTGTTAAATCTTTTAACAAAGGGTGTGATTTTACTCATAAAACATTAACCATTAAGACAAACGTAACTAAAAGCACCAAGCCTGTATATGTCAGACGAATTCATGGCACAGCGTTGCATGATGTCAGGGGTCATTACAGGCATTATAAAAATGGTAAGAGTATTTTTATCAAATCTCATAAGCGAGGTGATGTTAAATACGGTGAAATATCAAAAGATTACAAAATTGCGTTGTAATTTAATAATTTATATGCAATAATGATTATGTAATTAACTAAAGGAGAACTATTATGATTACAACTACAGTAGTACAGGCTTACCAAGTCAAAAGAAAAGAAATCGGTAAAGGCAAAAATATACGCTTTGAGGAATCATTAGCCGAACGCCCATTTTATTATGAGGAGTTTTATGGTTATGATTCTCAGCATGATGTTGCTAAAGCCATTGAGCGTATCAATGCAAGCGTTGATGAAGAAGAGTGCATGATAAGAAAAGTTGAAATGAGAATCCAAGTAATAATGGAAACTTAAATGCCAAGACTTAGCGCAAAAGAATGGGAAAGGAGAGAAGCAAAAAAACTTGCTTATATTAAAGATATTAATAAACTACTAAAAACGATAGGGGGTAAAAAATGAAACTAAATAATTACGAATTACCAGAAAAGTATGAGGTAACTTGTCCAGAATGTAATCATATTATGTGGCTTTATCATTTGGAATGGTTTTCTATAGTATGTCAAAGCTGTTGCGATGATATAGAGCAAGCAGATTGCGAAATAAAGGAGATTTATTAAAATGAGTGGGAGAAATAAATATATGTTAGACGATGAAAATAAGCTAGATTTTGAAATGCTAAATTATGAAATCGACCAATTAATGATAATTGAAAAGAAAATAACAGAAGTAAACGCTGAAATGTTGCGGTCTGTTAATCTGGCTATAAATCGCTTACAGGATTTAGGAGAAAAGCTAAACGCTGAAATGGTAAGGGGCGTTAATTTAGCTATAAGTCGGTTACAGGATTTAAGGGAAAAATTGGAGTCAGAGTTCGAAAGGCAAAACATCAAGCAAATAAAGGGAGCAAGAAAGCAAAAAGCCTTATATATGCTTGACGATAATGAAGAAAATGAGCAATATTTTATAGGATAAGTCATTGATTTATAAAGGATTAAAGGGTAAATAGTGGCACAAATTGGGGTTGAAATCTGTTATAATATTTTTTTTGCTCTTTTACAATTTAATTGCTTGACATAATCAAAAATGATGATAATATTATTTTATTACTAACAATAAACAAGGGGAAACAATGCAAGACTTCATAAAAGAAAGAGAAAAAGAATTCAAAGAAATGAAAAAATTCTGCCACTTTCATTTATCAGGCAAAAATAAATATTGGCAAGCTTACCAATTCAGAGATATAAAAAACCATATTGAAAAAAATGGCTTTGAAAGATACAAAGCAAATGATATTGAAGAGGTTTTTTTTACTAATAATATGCATTTCGGCGCTAAAATTGTTATGAGATTAAAAACAGGCGGAGAAACTTGTAAAGCTTTTAACTCTGTTGCTGATATGCTTAGTTTTATTGATGGTTATAACAATGCCATCTTTTATAGTAATAATTAACACTTTCTCCAAGTGGTTAGGCATCAAAGGGGCACTATTGTCCCTTTTTTGTTTTTGTTGACAAGGTAATCAAAAAAGATTATATTTACATTACTAATAACTTAATAGGGAGAACTTAAACAATGAAACATAACAAAGAAGTAACCATGCCAAACTTTCATGAAACAGTAAACGTTGAAAGGATAAACGATTTTTCACTAGCACAACTCAAGGCACTTGATAAACTGTTAGACGGAAAAGCAACGCCTAAAGACTATAAAATTTTAAGGGGGGTGAATTAGCTAAGAATATATATAATAAGAGAGTCTATAAACATTAATGCTTATGACTAAAAGGAATAATGTCGCACTATAAAAGGGGAAAATATGAGAACTAAAAGGAAAGTAAGAAACAGAACCGACATCAGGGTGTATATGATTAATACATTACTATTGATTATCTTTTGTTCTGGAGCGGTCCAATGCACCAATGACGGAATGAAAGAACTAGAAAGAAACAGCTACTCAAGTTATATCGAATAATGCTTGACATGCTAATCATTATTGATTATATTAAACGTACTAACTAACGGAGAACTAAACAATGACTAAACAAGATAAAAAAGAACTATTAGCACGCAATAAAAATATAGTAAGGCTAGCCTCTCAGATTAGACAGGAGATAGACTACATAACCGATATAACAGGGGATAAAGATTATAAAGATGTCTACTTTATGATTAATGAGCTATCAGATAGAATTGATTCTTTATGCGAATATGTAGACAAGGGATATCTAAAGGGAGACAACAGCATAAAAGAATCTGAGCTAGTTATGAATATTTTAGGACTTGGGGGTTTAGAGCGTTGTGTTTTTGAGTGTCAAAGATATCTCAAAGAAAAAAGAGCAAATCTAAAT